ATCGGCGGCAGAAAGCGTTTCAAGCAACTCTGTAAACAGCCACATCAACCTTTTGCCTAATGGCTTTCAGCTGGCAAATAATTCAAGCCAGACAAACGACCCCTCTCAAGACTTCATCTACATGGCAATCCGCAGGCCCAACAAGCCAGCGGAGGAGTTCGAGCCGGAGGAGTTGTTTGCTGTTGATACGATGGGATCAACAGGGGACAGCAAGCCACCAGCGTTTCGCTCTGAGTTTCCTGTTGATATGGCGATACGGAGCGATACGGGCGGCGCAAGCCACGAGGTTGCTTCTCGCCTTACCCAAGGGAATTGGCTTTACTCTGACAAAACCGACCCCGAAAAAGCGACAACAGATTATGCCGACTTTGACTTTAGCAATGGATGGAGCAATACGGGTACAACGGCTTCAAACTACGTCTCCCACATGTGGAGACGCGCCCCCGGCTTCTTTGATGTGGTGGCGTATGAGGGGAATGGTGTAGCAGGGCGCGAGGTGAAGCATAACCTTTCAGTGCCACCAGAGATGATTTGGCTAAAGACTAGGACCTTTAATGATGGTTGGGTTGTTTGGAACAAATACCTTAGCGACCCATTAACTAAGTATTTGTCCCTGAACAATGATTTCCAAGAGTCAAATCAAAGTAGCACTCCACAGTTTGGCGGGGCCATGCCTACAGATAGTTTCTTCAAGGTGGGAACCGATCCCGGCTCTAACAATGCTAGTTCTACCTACATCGCCTATCTCTTCGCCAGCGTCCCCGGCATATCAAAGGTGGGGAGCTATACGGGGAATGGTGGTAATCAAACCATTGACTGCGGATTCACCAACGGCGCTCGCACAGTAATCATCAAGCGAACTGATAGCGCAGGCGATTGGTATCTCTGCGGAATCGATGGATGGCTTGATTGGACTATCAAGCTGAATACCACAGATCCGAAAGACACAAACACGGCAAATCCTACAAGCGATCCGTCTGGGTTCAGGCTCAGTTCGGCTGGAGGATCTAACGTGAACATCAGCGGCGCTGAATACATCTATTACGCAATAGCATAAAGGAGCAAGCAATGAAATACAGGAACAGAGCAGACGGCTCCTTAACGACCAAGAGCCAACTCAAAGCAGAGAATCGCAATACCAGCTTCCCAAGGGTGTGGACTGCGGCAACCCTAGAATCTGTAGGCGTTGACCCTGTACTGGCTGGCGAGAAGCCAGAGGTCGGCGAGTACGAGGTGGCCGTTGCTGACGGCGCTGTGCAGTCAAATGGCAACTGGGTAGAGGCATGGAAGGTACAGCCCATGTTCACCGCCACAGCGGATGCCACGGTCGATGAGCAGATAGCCGAGTACGAGGCCAGCAAGCTCCAGAAGCGCCGTCAGGGCATGTCAGCGACTAACGAGAACCTACGCCTGCAGTTAGATCAGATTGGCGTGTACGGCGTTGTAGATGCCGCTGTCCGCACCATGGATGCCGAGGCTGAATTTGAGGGTGTAGATGTCACCCCGTATGCCATCCACTGGGGCTATGCCACGACCATTAACCGGCTGGACGACTGGGTCCTTGAGGTTGCACAGGCGGCTGGCGTCACAGATGAGCAGCTTGACGAGGTGTTCGAGGGGGCTGCGGAGCTGTGAGGACCTGGGACAGCGAGGCCGGGGGATGGCGGGTAGAGATACCCGGCACCGACGACGGCACAGGTAAGCCTAAGACGTACCTGTCCAACTCTGATGAGGGCAGGGCGATGGAGAGTGCGTGGCAGGCACAGGCCGACCAGAAGAGGGATGCCCACTTTGCCAACGTAGGCAACTGGCAACAGTACGAGAACGGCTCGCTGGAGGACTTTACTTCGGTCCTCGGACAGGACCCCTTCTTTGCCGCTCGCCTGCCTCACTACGCCCGCGATGTGATGAACGGTGACACTTTTAATTACAACATGGAATTTAATCCCTCAAGCGGCAACACAGCCAGAGGGCATGAGATTACCAATCGCTACATCGCCCTACTGAACCAAGGCTACACCGACCAGGAGATCATGGGCGCAGGCTACGGAAACGACGGCTCCTCATGGTCTGAATTAGAGAGCGCCAAGCCCTCCACGCAGGCAGCCCAAATGCTGAGCGGTATTGGCAGTAGCGGTGCCGCTGACATGCTAAAGGGCGGTATGATGAGCGGTGGCGGCGAGGCATTAAGGGACGTCATCTACGGCAAGGCTCAAGAAAAAATATTCGGGGAGCAGAATGAGCGCTCTTAGCAATCCATTACTTGAAAGCGGTCTAAGCCAGTTCGATGGCACCGTAGATCTGGAAGCGTTGCAGGGTTTTCACGACCCCGGCTTCGGCGACGAGAACGGTGACGGCGTTCCGGACCACTACAACCAAGAGCTGGCTCCTTTGCACACTAACCATCGTGGCTACATCGGCGACGACGGGGCAGTCTATCGTAAGGAGCTTAGTGTCAGCCCGGACGGCGAGATAAGCCGAGAGTACACGGACGAGCGCTTGTACTTCTGGACCCCGCCGCAGGAGCTTGGAAGGGCGGCTAACGACCCCTCTGCACAAGAGGACGCCATGGCTGGACCTGAGGGCTTCGGAGCCGCTGGCCTGTACACTGAGGCAGAGATCAAAGAGGCGTGGGAAGCTGACGAGGGCATGGGATACCTCAAGGAGCACACCGACTGGAACTCGTACTGGAACTTCGTTCAGAAGACTACGGACCTGTTCACTGATCCTACGTACAACGATATGACCGACGGCAACATGGCCGTGGGTAACTTCCAAGACAGCCCCGAGTACATGGCCCTGCTGGAAGAGACAGGAATCCCTACGCAGTACATCAACGACGACGGTGACGTGTTCAACTTCAACGGGACCACGTACGTCAAGGACTACAAGACCGATGACAGCATCGGCATAGACGTCATCAACAGCGCATTCCTAGGCATCATAGGCTCTGTCGTTGCTGGCCCGTTAGTGGCCGGCGCTTTAGCAGGCACGGGAATGAGCGCGGCGGCGGCTAAGGCCGCGTCATCCGCCATCATGAGCTTGGCTCAGGATGCTATGACCACTGGTAACCTTAGCTTCGGCGATGCCTTGCTGTCGGCTGGTATGGCATACGGCGGTGAGAAGCTGGTTGATGCCATTAAAGGCGGCGGAGTAATAGACGCAGTAGGTCAGGCTGAGGGGGGAGATCTAAAAGCCATTGTGGACGGATACGCGGCCACGGGAAAGTATAGCCAAGAAACTCTAGACAAGATGTACGAGATAGCTAAGGGGGCCGCTGAAGAGGGCGGGAGCATGACCGACGCACTCGGAACGCTGGGTGATCTTGTCGGGGCTGTTGGAGATGCGTACCTAGAGAATAATGACTACAACGTAGACTACGGCGGCGCTGATCCTGACAAAACGGACATCATCAACGACGGCACACAGAACGAGGATGATGAGTTTGAGGAGGACTTCGGCGTAGACACTGACATTGACATGCCCACTATTACTCCTAACGCCGAGGACGTAGATGGAGGCGGTGGTGGTGGTGGCGGCGACACAGGTGGTGACGTTACAGGCGGTGACATTACAGGTGGTGACGTTACAGGTGGTGACGTTACAGGTGGCGACACAACCACACAAGGCCAGTACGAAGTAATCAGCAGGAACCCCGACGGGACCGTAACTGTCCGAGACAACGTAGACGGGGACGTCTGGATCTTGGAGGGCGACTACGCTGTCGGTGACTTCGTTCCGGAAGAAGGCATGGTGGATGCTGTCGGAGCTGAAGGCGAGTTAGGCGGCGACGGAGTTAACACAGACGCTGACGTAGACGTAGACGTGAACAACCCCCTCACCAACTCCCAGATAGACATCCTGATAGACAGAGGGATGACCCAAGAACAGGCCGAAGCCAACCAAGAGTCTGCCATCAATCAAGGCGCTGACGCTAATGGCGACGGCATGGTGACGGACGAGGAGTGGACCGAGCACACGGGAGGAGGCGGTGATTCAACAACGGGCGGTGGCGACAATACCTCTACTGATACTGGCGGCGACATTACTGACGGTGATGGTGGCCCCTCCGAGACTATAGGCGACGGCACTGGCACGGGCACTGGCACGGGCACTGGCACTGGCACGGGCACTGGCACGGGCACTGGCACGGGCACTGGCACCGGGGGCGGCAACGGTAACGGCAACGGCGACGGCGATGGTGACGGTGACGGCGATGGCGACGGTCAAGGTCAGTCATCTGGCGCCGGAATGCTCGGTGGCTCTGTGGATAACAACAACCCAACATGGGGACCCCTGTTTCCGGCCCCAGAGTTCCGCAAGTTCCAGAAGCGCAGGAGTGGAATCGTTCAATCTTTATTTGAGGACCTGATGAAATGACATATTTGGAACTGGTAAATGGCGTCCTCTCACGGCTCAGGGAGCCACTGACAACGTCCGTGCTCCGAAGGGAGGACCCGGTGGTCAACTTGGTTAAGGACTTCGTGAATGACGCAAAGCGTCAGGTGGAGTCTGCCAATAGGTGGAACGCCACACGTGAGGCGTGGATCGTTAAGACAAAACTCGGCCAGCCTTCCTACATCCTGCCCGACTCATGCGGCGGCAGCGTCAAGGAGGTTTTCTTTGATAAGCGACCACTGCGGCAGTATGACGTCGCGGGGATCATCCCGATGACTAACACGGGCAGGCCCAGCGGCTGGGCAATCGACGGCACCGACGAGTCAGGCAACCTATCCATAAGGATAGGCCCTATACCAGACGGCGAGATGACCGTGGAGGTGCTTGGCTGGAGGGCGCTGCCCGACCTGAAGGAGGACGGCGATATGCTCAGGCTACCTGACCAGCCGGTCCTTTATTACGCGCTAGCCCTAGCGGCTAGGGAGCGGGGAGAGGTTGGTGGCCAGACAGCCACTGAGCTGATGGGCATGGCGCAGCAGTTTATTCGTGACGCCGCAGCACTAGACGCCACGCTGTCACCAACTGAGCAGACTTGGATGGCCGTCTAATGGCGCAACCCACACAGCAGTTCACACTACGCGGGCAGGGCTTCCAGGGTCTCAACACAGAGATGAACCCTATTGGCTCTGACCCCACCTATGCACTGGTCGCCGACAACATCGTCGTTGACCGTGTTGGGCGTATGGCCTCACGCCAAGCGTTCAGCAAGTACATAACCGACATGAAGCCCCTGGGTACGTCACAGCAGCACGAGGTCGTGAACGTGTCTGCGCACTACACGCCGGCCCCAGACAACCGTGGTTTCAAGCCCAACCCTATCTGCACCGTGACCAGCTTCTTCACCGGAGGCAACAGCGAGATCGACGGTGACGGATGGGGCGACAGCATGTTCGGTGTTGCCGAGTTTAACAATGACGACTTCGGCACGCCGGAGTACGGTGCCACCAAGCTGGCATGGGTGGACAAGGGCAAGATTAAGCCGTGCAGCATCCCGAGGGACGGAAGCATCGCTGAGGACGGCCTACGGACGTCCCTGTACGTCCACTTCAAGGACGACGTGTACGTGTTCTCAAGGGGCAACCCGCCACTGAAGTACGACGGTAACGGCGGCTACACCAAGCTGTCCGACATGCCTACCTATCAGCCACCAACGGCCCCAGACGGCACCGACCTGACTGCCACGGGTGAGCTTAACGGTGATGTCGCAATCTCTGCATACGGGCGCCTGTGGGTGTCTGGTGTGGACGGTGACTACCAGACCATCCACTACTCAAGCCTGTTGCGGGAGGACCTGTGGTACGACGGCCAAGGCGTGCAGGCTGACGGGCAGAACACCGGAGGACTTATCAACGTCTCCGAGTACTGGCCAGTAGGCTTTGACGAGATCGTCAACATACACGCTCACAACGGATACCTGATCGTTTTCGGGCGTCGCTCTATGATCATCTACGCCAACGCCGACAGCGGAGACCCCGCAGGCGAGAACGGCATACAGCTGCAGGACGGCATCTCAAACGTGGGCCTCGTCGAGCGTGATGCAATATGCAACATCGGCACCGACGTCATGTTCTGCGACGACACGGGCATCCGTAGTTTTGGTAGGACGATACAGGAAAAGTCGAACCCGATCGGCGAAGCGTCCATGAACGTCAAGCGGGCGATCACCGACATGATAATCAGCGAGGCCAACAGCGAGGCGTATGTCAGGGGTATACGCATGACGTACATCCCGTCAAGCGCCCTGTTTGTCTGCCTGTTCACCTCCAGCAAGATTGCATACGCATTTAGCACCGAGCGGCCCTCTAGCACTGGCGGGCTCAAGGTGACCCGCTGGACAGACTGCTACTGGAACGCCGCCTGCTTTGTTGAGGACGGTGAGATAGGCACCACGATCATGGGTGGCGACATGGGTAAGGGGATACTTAAGTATGAGGGTTATAACGGATATGAGAAATTCAAAATGGACTTTGAGAGCATGGCCCTTTCTACGGGGTCTGTCATACAGAACACAATCCCCAAGTCGATCGTATACCTGCTGCGTGCGGACGCTGTCCCAGCGGACGCCAAGGCCAAGTGGGGCTTCGGCAGTTATTGCGACTCTAAGAGAGATTTTAGGATTCTTCCCACAGGCACCAGCGAGTGGGGGGTGGTTAAGTTTGGTGGTGATGAATACGTGGGAGGGAGACCGGGCGTGATTACTACAAAGATCAACACAACGGGCGCGGGCGAGCACCTCCGCGTGGGACTAGAGGTAACTATCGACCGGTGCCCATACGCACTGCAGGAGGTAGCAATTAATACGGCAGTTGGGAGGTTGGTAGCATGAGCGGGTTTTGGAGCGACACAATGGGAAGCGTCGGCGACTGGATCGGCGCCAACGGCAACACAATCGCGCAGGTGGGTAGCATTGCTGGCGCGCTGAACAACGCCAGCGACATAAGGGACATGGGCCACGAGCAGCAACAGTTTCTGCAAGAGCAGGGGCAGGCGCTCAATGAGGGCACAAAGTTCAATGGCTACGGCGTAACCAGCGCCCTGGGGAGTTCCACGGTTGGCCCTGACGGCTCAGTGAACCTCGGCGTGGGCCCTGACGCCAGCCTGCAGGCTACCAGCCAGAACATGCTTCAGGGATCTCAGAACGCATTCGACAGGGCCGCCGGTCTCCAGCATGGGCAGGGAACCGTTGACTGGAACAGCATGGGCCAGAACATGGCCGGACAGGCTCAGGGCGTGAACGTCAACTCAGGGCCTTACGCTAGCAACAGCGCCAACGCATACCAGCAGGGCATGGGTATGCAGGCCAATAACGGCGCATTTGGTCAGGGTGCAGAGCAGGCCATGAACGCCGCTCTGGCGGACCCCTCAGCGCGTCAGCAGGAGATCTTTGGCCAGTTGATGGGTATGCAGCAGCCGGGTCTGGATGCCGCACAGGCGCAACAGCAGGCGCGCGAGTACGCAATGGGTCGCGGCGGTGTAATGGGTAGCCAGTTCGGTGGCACTGCAGAGGATGCCGCCATGGCCAAGGCTAGGGCGCAGGCGTCCAACGAGGCCGCCATGGGCGCCATGAAGCAGGCAGACGCAGAGCGTGGCATGTTCGGCCAGATGGCCAGCCAGTTTGGTCAGGTGGGGAATCAGAACTACGCCAACCTGCAGAACACGGCGGACAGCTACCTGAACGCATCCGCGCAACAGGGTCAGCTAGGGAATCAGAACTTCCAGAACCTAGCCAACTACCAGAACAACCTCGCGTCGCAGGCCGCGCAGTATGGCCAGTTAGGCAATAACGCGATTAACGCTAACGCCAACTTCGGCAACATGCTTAACAGCGCGGGCAGCTCAATGGGCCAGATCGGGCTTAACGCTAACGAGCAGTCCTATCTGCCGATGGAGATGCAGATGAAGCTCCTGCAGCAGGGTCAAGCCAACGCAGACATGGCGCAGACGGGGCAACTCACCGGGCAGGACTACATGGCCCAGATGTTGCTTGGTGGCTCAAACGCCAACATCAACGCGCAGAAGGTATCGAGCGAGCTCACAGGCAACCTGTACGACTCGATCCTGGACAACCTCGGTGGCGCTGGCGGGGCAGACGGATCAAGCGTGTCGGGCATCGGCGGTCTACTGTCCAGCTTAGGCGGCGGCATCGACTCAATCGTTGACTTATTCTAAGGGGTAGACCATGGCTAGTTCACAAGCAGGAAACCTGACTGGGCTACTGTCCAGCATGGGGGACACCATCGGCAGCATGGGTGGCCCCGGCAACGCCCTGATTGATAACGTCAGGACGCTCAACGCGCCAAAGCTGGATCAGAACGATCCGGCCAGTATGCGTGCATACGCTGACTGGGCGATGCGTAACGGTGACCAGCAGACGGCCCAGCAGTACCAGCTCGCGGCTGGGAAGATGGAGCAGGAGCAGGGCGCCCGTAAGGCGGCAACAGATGCCAGCGGTTTTCAGCGTAGCCTTAACAAGCTGGAGGAGGCCCGCGCTCAGGCGCTTCAGAATGCTGGTGGCGATAAGCAGGCGGAGGCGCAGATCAATGCCCAGTACGACACCGCGTCTAACGCCGTGTCCGGCAAGATGAACGAGATGGCCAGTCAGTACGGGCTAGATACCTCAGGCACTGACATGCTAGAGCGAGCGCAGGGCAAGGTGACCGTTACAAAGCAGTTAAAGGATGAGATAACTGCAGAGAAGAACGCCACCAGAAGGTCACAGCTTAAACGCCTATTGACTGGCGTAGAGTCGGGCATGATTAGCCCTCAGGACGCCATTGAGGCGACCACAACCGGCTCACTTGGCGGCGGCAACAGGTCCGTACAGCGTTCGGTTAATTACAAGGACGGAAGC